GCGAGATGGTCGCGCAGGACTACCGCTTCGCCGTGCTTCAGGGGGCACAGACTCGTGCCGACCGGATGAAGCAGAAGATCCAGGACCAGTTCGTCCAGGGCGGCTGGGAACAGGCGTTCAACGACTTCATCACGGACCTCGTGACGTTCCCGGCTGCGTTCGTCAAGGGGCCAGTTGTGCGCAGGCAGCGGGCGCTGGGTTGGAAGGTCGACGCCACGGGGCGCACTACGGTTGAGCCCATCGAGCGGCTGGCACCGGAGTACGAGCGGGTCGATCCGTTCTACATCTACCCCGAGCCGGGGATCAGCAACATCAACGAGGGCTACCTCTTCGAGTACCACCCGCTGTCGCGGATGCAGTTGTCCGACCTGATCGGCGTGCCTGGGTACGACGAAGATGCCATCCGCAAGCTGCTGGAGATCGGCAACGGGCAGTCGTGGATCAACGAGGATGTCGAGTTGATCAAGGACGAGGAGGAGCGCAAGTTCTACTCCTACATGCGTCCGACTGATGTGTACGACGCCCTGGAGTTCTGGGGCAAGGTCAGCGGCAAGATGCTGCGGGAGTGGGGCATGTCCGAGGAGGACGTGCCGGACGACGCTCGTGAGTATGACGCCAACGTCTGGTTGGTGGGGAACTTCGTCATCAAGGCGGTGCTGAACTACGACCCGCTGGGTGAGAAGCCCTACACCAAGACCTCGTTCATCAAGTGCCCCGGTGCCTTCTGGGGCAAGGGCATCCCCAAGATCATCGAGGATCTGCAAGCCGTGTGCAACGCGGCGGCACGGGCGCTGGTGAACAACATGGGCATCAGCAGCGGACCTCAGGTTGAGGTCAACGTCGAACGTTTACCGCCCAACGAAGACATCACCACGCTGGCACCGTGGAAGATCTGGCAGACGATCAACGACCCGGTGGGGTCCAGTGCCCCGGCCATCCGCTTCACGCAGCCTGAGTCGCGTGCGGCGGAACTGATGGGTGTCTACGAGAAGTTCAGCCGTCTGGCTGACGATCACTCGGGCATTCCGGCCTATGTGTATGGCGATCTGAACGTGCAGGGGGCTGGGCGTACATCGTCCGGGCTGTCCATGCTCATGGGTGCTGCTGGCAAGGGCATCCGGCAGGTCGTCATGCACATAGACGCGGATGTGGTGAAGCCCATCGTCGAGCGGCAGTTCATCTACAACATGCGCTACGACGATGATGAAGCCATCAAGGGCGACGTTCAGGTCATCGCCAAGGGCTCCATCAACCTTGCGGTCAAGGAGACCGTGAACCTCCGCCGAATTGAGTTCCTCAACGCCACCGCCAACCCCATCGATCTTGAGATTATGGGCAAGAAGGGGCGGGCCACGATCCTCAGGGAAGTGGCCAAGGGATTGCAGATGACCGTGGAAGATGTTGTCCCTTCTCGGGAGAACGCTGCGTACCAGGACGGTATTCAGGGCAGGGCGATGGCGGCTGCGCAGGCGCAGCAAGCACAAGCCCCGGCTCCGACCGACCCCAGCGGCGAACCCAAAGGTGGGATGGCGGCTAACACGGTACAGAGTCGCATGAGCGGGAGGGCTGCATGATCAAGCCCGGAACTCATGTGATCAAGTCGCTTGCCTCCGTGGCGCGTACGCACCCGGAGGTAGTGGAATGGCTTGAGGAGTGGCGTATGTCCGAACTGGAACGCCTACCCCAAGCTGTTGCAAACCCGGCAGTCTTTCAGGGGCGCTGTCAGGTTCTCAACGAGATTACCGATCTCGTAAAGGCAGCCCCTGGTTTCGCGGCAAAGTTGTGATACTCGCCGTCTAATCACGCACACCGATACGGAGCGTTCAACATGGCCCTTCCAGAGCAGATTCGCAAGCAGACCGAGGCAGTCCAGGAGTTGTACAAGCAACTCAACGTTGGCCAGGAATCAGGCGAGGAGACCCCTCAAGCCGATGAGCCTGTCACGCCCGTTGAGTCCTCCGCCGCCGACGAGCCTGCACCGAATGACCCTGTCGCTCCTTCACCCGCGCCTGAGCAGAAGACGGGTGATGACAAGGCCTCGGAAGATTTCGCCCAGAAGTACAAGACCCTTCAGGGTATGTACAACGCTGAGGTTCCGCGTCTGCACCAGCGGATCCAGCAGATGGAGCAACTGCTCGCATCGTTGTCGTCGCAGCCCACCCCTGCTGCCTCTGCACCTGCCGCAGCCACAGCAACGCCGCCCGCGAAGCTCGTGACTGAGAAAGATGTTGAGGAGTATGGTGACGCGATTGACATGATGCGCAAGGTCACCAAGGAGGAGATGAACGCTGTCATGCAGCGGATGTCTCAGCTTGAAGGTGTCCTACAGCAGTTCCAGTCCAATGTCGTACCGCAAGTTCAGGCGGTCGCTCAGAAGCAGGCGGTCACCGCCGAGCAACAGTTCTGGGCTGACCTGACCTCCGCAGTGTCGAACTGGCGTGAGGTCAACGACAACCAAGCCTTCCAGGCATGGCTGCTTGAAATGGATCCGCTGACCGGGATCACCCGGCAGACGTACCTCGAAGACGCTCAGCGGGCGCTCGACGCCCGACGTGTCTCGGCTTTCTTCCGTACATGGCTGGAGTCCACTGGACAAGCCAACGTTGCTCAAACCCAAGGATCCTCCCCCGCCCCGGCTGCGAAGTCCGAGTTGGAGAAGCAGGTTACCCCCGGTCGCGCACGCAGCGCCGGAACCCCGCAAACCAACAAGGGAAAGGTCTATACTCCTGAGGACATCAAGAAGTTCTTCAATGATGTCCGCTCGGGTAAGTACCGAGGCCGTGAGCAGGAAAGGGATCGTATCGAACGCGATATCTTCACCGCACAGCGTGAGAATCGCATCCAAGTAACTGCATGATTCGAGGACATACATCATGACGTACCCCGTCTCTCCCGGCCGCCCGAATTACAGCGGCAACTTCATCCCCGAGATCTGGTCCGGGAAGCTCATCGAGAACTTCTACGACGCCACGGTTCTCGCGGCCATCTCCAACACCGACTACGAAGGTGAGATTCGCCAGTACGGCGACACGGTGAACATCCGCACTACGCCGGAGATCACGATTCGTGACTACGTCAAGGGCCAGACCCTGACGGTCGAGAACCCGGACAAGCCGAAGATCCAGCTTCTGATCGACAAGGGCGAGTACTTCGCCTGCGTCGAGGACGATGTGGACAAGGTTCAGTCCGACATCAACCTGATGGACACGTGGTCGAAGGACGCCTCCGAGCGGATGAAGATCAAGATCGACCAGCGCGTTCTGACCGACATCCTTCCGGGTGTGGCGTCGACCAACAAGGGCGCGACGGCTGGCGCGATCTCGGCATCGTTCAACCTGGGCGTTACCACGTCCCCGTTGACCGTGACCAAGGACGGCGCTGGCGGCACGACGGCTGTGATCGACCTGCTGGTCGACCTCGGCACGGTGCTGGACGAGGCGAACTGCCCTGAGGACAACCGTTTCGTGGTCATCCCGGCTAAGATGGCTGGCCTGATCAAGAAGTCGGAACTGAAGGACGCTTCGCTCACGGGCGACGGCACCTCCATCGTCCGCAACGGGCGTCTCGGCATGATCGACCGCTTCACGGTCTACATGAGCCACAACCTGAAGAAGGCGTCGGTGGGCGGCGCTACCGAGTTCAGCCTCATCGCTGGGCACAAGATGGGCTTCACGTTCGCGTCCCAGATGACGAACATGGAAACCATCCGCTCGGAGTCGACCTTCGGCAACATCATCCGTGGCCTCCAGGTCTACGGGTACAAGGTCACCAAGGGCGAGGCCCTGGCGACCTCCGTCATCAAGTTCTAAAGAGGAGCAACCATCATGGCTGCATACACCGACTCTCTCGGGTTCAATCAGGGTACGGCGGCGTACCCGGACGGGCATGGCATGTCGAAGTTCACCGTCGAACTCGACTTCGCCAAGATCGTGGCTGCGCGTGCTGCTGCCGGTGCTACCGCGCTGGTGGCCACCGACACGATGCAAGTGATCAAGCTGCCTGCCGGGTCTATCGTGCTGTCGGCGGGTCTCGTCGTGACGAAGGTGGAGTCCACCAACACCACGGCGACTTTCGACCTTGGCTTCACGGGTGGTACCCCGTACGCGGCGAACGTGTACGCCAACGACGATCCGGCAAACGCGCTGGGTCTTTCGGCGGCTGACCTTGCCAACCCCTCGGTCATCCCGACGGCAGACACCATCGACCTCCTGCTCAACACGGCGGTTCCGACCGACTGTGTGGTGAAGGCGTTCGCTCTGGTTCTGAACGCCAACGCCTAAGAGATGGGGGCTTCGGCCCCTGTCTCCTTAAAGGAGAGATCATCATGGGTGTCTATACCGGCATCGCACAAGACAACGTCACGATCAACAGTGGGCGGGCGACTCTTCAGACGCTTACCGTGACGGGCCTGATGACCAACGCAGGCGCATTGGCGTCTACGGCTCCGGTCATCAAGACGGCAGACTTCACTGTTGGCGACACCGAGACCTTCCTTGTGAACAACAAGACGGGTTCTGCGTGTGTCGTGACTCTTCCCGCAGCAGCGTCGTGGACCGGTCGGATTCTGGTTATCAAGACCATTCAGGCGCAGGCAGTGAACTCTGCTTCGTCGAATGTGATCCCGGCTAACTCGAATACTGCTGGTACTGCCATCGTTACTGGCACTGCTGGTAACTGGGCAATGCTG